AAAAAAAAAAATTTACAATAAAAAAATCTCATAAAAAATCTCATAGAGTATCTCGCGGAGGAGACCGAAAACGTCGAACTAAAAAGGATAAGGCTGGCGGTGGCAATGCTGGCGATCAGACACAGAATGAACAATTAGAGAAACTAAACAAGATCGAGGCTGAATCCATTAATTCGGTATCTTTCGTTCCCACCGATGATGAAATAAACTATTTATATAAAGCATCAACTGATGCATTAGAATATTTGGTTCAAAAAAAGAGAGGTCCTACACTCTCCAAGGCATATAAACTGCCTGGAAAAATCGGACTTCTTCCAGATTCATTTGATCCGGATGATACTATATTATCGAAGGGAGGTAGAGGACAATTAACTGGTCATCCACATTTTATAACGCCACTAAAAATTAACGCCGAAATCAGTGTAATTAAAGATCCGGTGATGCCTTTAGGTGGAACCTCAAATGGACCAAACGGCGTTTTGACTGATTGTCAAAGTAAGTATGGAAAAAATAGAATAAATCTGTTTCAGAAAGATAAAGAAACAACGAAAAAACTGTTGGATGATTATTTGAGACTTAGAGATAAAAATATTAATGATATTTTCGGTTTATTTGTCGGTTCACTTGAAAAAGGTAAAACAGATAACTATATGCGCAATGATGCTACTAAGACACAATTAGAAAAAAATTTGCATGGTGATTATGATAATGTTACTAAAATGATGTCTCTAATAAATGATAAGTTACAGAAAAACAAAACATTAAAATTAGACGATATGGGAATAGGAGTCGTATCTTATTGTCAAACATGGTTAAGCAAAGGAATTGACAATACGACTGGTAGGCAATATATGAAGAACAATGAAGCACATTTTAGTGTTATGTCACCACATTTTCAAACTCGTTTTTATGTTAAAGATTTAAAAAAGTTGAGAAAGTCGATAAACGTTGAAGTTGACCATATCCCATCATATATTAATCTGATAGAACATTTCACGTCTATAATGCAAAAGGACTATAATGGATCATTCATTCATTTGGATCGATTACAAAAACATTTAAATGGTGCTGATGTAGCAGTAACGCCTGAAGAAAAAACCGAAAAGGATAAAGAAAAAATAACTTGTATATGTGATTGTTCTATCAATCAGTAAAATAAATGAAGCAAGACATCTTGATAGTCCAAAACATAAGGCATTTCTAAAAAATAATCCAGAATAAGCATATAATAAAAAAAATTGAATTGTAATGTGATGTTATTACGCAATAGCATCACATCATAATATGGTAAGTGAAGATATGAAACAAGCAAAATATAATGATGAATATAATGAAGTATATCGAGACATATTTTATTTATATGCACATGGTTTAATTAATTCTTATAATGAATGGCTTAGTATGGATATGTTAGACAGCCCAACAGACGGGGAACTAATTTATAAGGCACAGGATATGAAATATTACCACGATATTTATAAGCATATTGGTAAATATTTTGAGATAAAAGGAAATTATTTAGAAACACAAGACCATTTTATGGATAATGAAGTCAAAACACACAAAGAGTTAATCAAATATGTTATGATGGATGAGTATGGTAATATTGAGGTTCAAGAAGTTATAGATAGAATTGCTGAACTCGGTGATATTTTAAATTATGATAGTCCTGATAAAAAAACTATATCGATGGCGTGTCTATGTGGCGTGGATGGTTATAATAATAATCGTGAAAACGATGATTATGAAAATGATGAGCACTAAACAAATAACACTCTACGAAATATTTAGTGTTAATTGATTAACAATTTTGATTAAAATATAGAAAATTGTTGCGAACAAAATACTATTAAAAGTGTATCCTCGTAGGTTAGGGTTTGCGTCGCTACCGTAAAGCGATGGTAAAATATTTTTTACCGTTTTTCTAAATATAGGCAACTGGAATAAGAAATATAGCACACCGATTAATAATGGTAATTGAAATTCATTATAAAATGAATCAAGACTATCAACGTTCTGCTGTGTAGCGGCACATTGATTTACAAGGTCTTGCTGGGATTGATAATTTCTAATATAATCAGTATTGTCGGGTTCTGGTATAAAATTTGGCTTAATTTGGACGTCTGCCTGGATTTCGTTGGTATTACTGGGTATATCTCTGCTGGGTAGTGCAGTAGCACCGGCTTGATTGGCTTGCTGTAATTGTTTAATCATTTCATTGTAATCTACTTTATTTTCCTGCGAAGGTGCTCCTATTTGTTGCATCATTGGATTTTGCATTTGTCCCGTTGCTTCCGAAACAACCTCATTTTTTGTTAATACTACATTATTGGTGTTAGATTGTACCTGTAAAGGCTGTTCGGAACCAGATGGAACCATATTATTACCAGGTAATTGCGAAATAGACGTTGTATTAGTTTGTGGATTTTCCATTATAAATATTTATTATACTAAATTAAATATTTATCCTCATAATTACGCAAATTCAACCGCTTTAGATTTATTTCCACATTTGACGGCCTTTTCTCTCATTATATAGCATTCGCTATTGGTAGAATCAAAAGAAAATATTTGGTCTTTTACTTCAGTCTGTTTGGGTCCAATAAAATTGTAGCAATTTTTCCCCTCACAGAATTTTCTAAAAAAAGTGGCTAATCCTAAACCTAAAATAATAGATAATATAAATCTGCCACGCTCAGTATATATAATATTCTTAATTGCGGTGCTTAATCCTTTACCAATCATTATTATATATATAATAGGATATATTTATTGGATAGGTATATTCTTTATTTTTGATTTATCAGGGCATTTAACCTTTTCCATAGTGTATTCAAAACAATTTCCTGCCTTATCTTTATATTCCACGCTACCAATATTAGATGGAGTAGGAAATACTGATATATCTTTTTTGCTATCATCAAAATACATAAAGATTAGTCCGGCAATCAAACTAATTAAAAAAACCTTAATATTTATTATCTTCAACATATTTCCTATCATTTATATATTGATATAAAATAATTTAATTGGGTTTTTTTATTACTTCTAAATCTGTTAATACATATTTATCTTGGTGTAAATATTTCATATCATCATCAAATTCAATTGAGTTATGGGGGTATTTCAAATTCAATATAAATTCGTCTAATTGTTTCAACTCATTCGTATATACCAATACAGCATCTTTTAAATATCCTGTTTCATTAGTTTGATTATAAACTTTCATAAAACGTTTATGTTTGTTCACTAATTCAGTATGCTCTTCTAATTTTTCATTAATTAACTTTTCGGTATTGGGGTTATCAACAATAGAGTTATACATTGATAGTAAATTATTGTAATTCTCTTGAATAGCAGCCCTATCGTTATTATGTTGTTCGAATAACTCAACCGCTTTATCCTCCGCAATATATTTGAATAAATAATCCAACTTTGTTAAAACAATATCTTTCTTTTTATTATTCAATAATAAATTAGCCTTTTCAAGGTCTTTATTTATCAAACTCGCATTCATTTTAACAATAGCAATATTTAAATCACACGCAGTTGAGGTATTACCACAAGTAGCACGCAACATTTTACTGGATTCAGTAAAAACAGTACCTCCTAATTTACCACAATTAACGCACTTAGGTTTGTATGTAGAAGCCATCTTTTTTTTAGTATCAATCGAGGAGTCTTTGGAATTAATCAGTTTATTGATAAATGTTTGTTTGTGGGCGGTGTATTTTTTTTTCAAACTATAATATTCTTTCAGTTCTTCTAAATATTTAGTGTAATCACTATCTTGGACGATATCTTTTTGAAACGAATCACTCATATTATAAATTAAAAATATATTTTTTTATGAAGTATCGACGCTTCTGGGTGGTTGCTATAATCTGGTAAATTAGTAATCATATTGTTTTGAACTCTCTGTTTATTTTCCATATCAGCACGATTATAATACATCAATTTAGACATTATATAGTTTTTATTATCATGATGTTTTTTATTTATTTCTTGTTGCGAGAGATTACCTTTGTATCTATACATAAGAATTATTCCTAAAATAGAACAAAATAAAACGAACATAGATACATTATAAATGAATGTATAATTTCGCTGTTTATAGTTGTTGCATTCTTTTAATACGCCACCGAAAAAATATTTGACGCCTGGTTCAATCAGTTTAGGTCTAATCATATTATCTAATTTTTCGCTTGCTGAATTAAAATTTAAAAAATTATTTAAATTATTTATATTTTTAAAATCCATAATATAATATCTTAATAATTATACTTATTTTATAAAAATATATTATACATATAGATATAATTAACTATGGATTCTACTCTCGCTAGTGCGGTTGCGAAAGATCAATTTAATAAACTACAAGATGAATTAGCATTACCAAGTGCCACTACATCTATGATATATTTTTTGCTTTTAACAATTATATATGGATTTTTAATGATATTTGCTACATTATCGTCATCAAGTCTATCAGCTGTAATATCTAACTCAAATAGCCCTATTTTCACACTTATTTATATCATATTCTTAATTTCGGGCACATATTTCATAAATGTAAATATATCAAAAACTATATGTATGGATAATACCATACAGTGGTTTTCTATACTTGCTGTAACCATTTTGCCGTGGTTAATAATATTTGGTATGTTATTCATGTTACTTGAATTATTTCCAGGTTGGATAAATCCATTTTCCAATACAATTGGTTTTATGGTAGTAAATGCTTTGGGAGCTACGCAAGCAGTTAAGCAGATGCTAAAACCATCAGGCGAGAACGGAAATACTACTCTAAAGAAAGCTTTAGAAAATGTTGAAAATAATTATTCCCGCTTCATAAATGAAATAGATCCCGACCAGGATAATTATACCAAGTTTGTTAAGCAATTATACAATGAAAATTTTATAAAAGGGACCAATTTTGATAGTGGTAAATTTGAACAGTTTTTAAATGGTTCTATATCGGTGAATTTATTTGCTTTGATAAATGCGAAAAAATTAATAGGAAAACTATTCTGGTATATTCTTGCGGGAACACTAATAGCGTCTATCAGTTATAATTATATCATAAATATGTCGTGTGAAAAATCTGTCGACCAATCAGCAAAAGACTACGACGAATTATATCAAAATAGTACTGCTCCCGTATATGGAAAGAAATGGCAGAGATTACCCGAAGAACCGCCTACAAGTAGTAATCAAGACTATACGACACAATTGTCTGTCTTTATTAGTAATCACTCTCAAGATTTTCTCCGCAAACCAGATTCAGAGACAGATAAATTCACAGATTTAGAACCATTATCGGAAGTTGAATTTACTAAACATCAACTAAATCTGGCTGGTATGTCATATGACGAACTTCCGGCAAATTCTTATATAATGATACAGTCGTACCGAAATGACCATTATTTCAGACCAATAGCGTAAATAAATCAAATAATAATATAAATAATTTTAAATATTTATATTATGGTAGATGGTTTGGCTAATACATAAGCCTTTTGTAGTTCGCAAAAGTTAATACCGCTAAATAACAGACTATCCCAGAAACTATAACTGCCAACCAGAGGGGACACACCGTTTTGTTTTTATAACCAAGTCCAAACTGACGAGGCTTTCCATTTTTATCAAACATTAGGGATGGTTTTGTTAGTATAATAAACATAAAAATAGCCGAAAGTAAAATTATTGAAACCAGCGGTATATTATTTTTAACAAATGAATTGAACATTAATATTAATATTAATCAATATAATAAATACTCAAATAAATTATATTTTTAAAAAATTGATAATAAAAATAATTTTTCATATTAAAGTATTAAATGCCCCCTGATTATTCAAACACAGTTATATATAGATTTTATTGTATTGACCCAAATATTAAAGATGATTACATAGGGCATTCAGCAGAATTTCATAAGAGGAAAATAAAACATAAGCATCGTTGTAATAATAATAAGAATAGTAGCAAAACAGAATATCATAGCAAAGTTTGTAAATTTATTAGAGAGAATGGTGGATTTGATAATTGGATATTTGAAATATTAGAATATGCTAATTTAAAAGATGTAGATGAAGCGGAAACTCTGGAGGGACATTATATAGAAATATTTAAGCCAACACTAAATAAGAATGATGTAGGACTAACGCCTGAAGAAAAAGACGAATATCAAAGAAAACAGAATAAGAAGCGGAGAGAAGACCCAGAATATAGAAAGAAAGAAGCAGAGCGTTGTAAAAAAAACAGGGTAGCCAATCCCGAAAACTGGGCGGCATCGCTGGCGGCATCAAATGCGAAGAGGCTTGAAAGTTATACTTGTATTTGTGGTTGTTCTACCAGTAAAAATAATGAAAAAAAACATCTGGATAGTAAAAAGCATAAGAAATTTGTAGAAAATAATCCAGAATAAGCATATAAATTCAATATAATTTTATTTACAATTAATATTATATTGATTTTTTTGAAGTATATTGTATAAATCTCTCTACTCAATAGTCGTCCTCCTCGTCGCTATTGAAATCATCATCATCGGGAATATTATTCATATTATACTCCTCAGCGTCTATTTCAGCCGACGTTTGCTCCTCTTCTTCTAAATCAAGTTTGTAAATTTCTTTATTCATATCAGTTACATTATCAGTTTGATTTAATTTTCGTTCCTTCATAGCTGTAGCTTCCATCTTAAGTCGCTCCACATCATAATTTTCTTTTACGTATTTGGTCACCCCTTTTTGCAAGCCAACACCCCACTCCCCTAACTTGCCACTCTTAAACAAATTATTTACTTCTCTTTCCTCGTCGGTTAAATCTTTCAAATGATCTGTAATTGAATTTTTTTCTTTCGCCTTTGTCTGCAAGATTTTATCCTTAATTTTCGCATATGAATTGCTAATTAAGGTAGAGTGATTATTCATTATATTTAAAAACTCAAATATGTAATTTATGATATTTTTATTAACCTCGTCTTCATCATAATCATGCGTCTCCTGTATCTGCGATTTAAACTCGTCGTCTTTTGTAATTTGAATGTATTCATTAATAATACTGTAGAAAAAGTACGAATAGATATATGTGATGAATTCCTTATCAAAGATGCTTGGTATTTCACTATCGTCGGTTCCATTACTTACCTTTACAGGCGAATTATATTTGATGATTTTAATCAATTTCAAGAATATTGCGTATTTGTTTTTAATTAATTTGAACGCTAACTCTAAACCAGGTTTGTTAGAAAACGAATTAAGGTTTTTGTAGTATTTATCTAATATATTAACTATATCGGTGCTGTGTACCTCCGATAATAACCAATGAGCAGGGATTTTTTTAACATTCATATTTTTATTCAAAATGATATTTGGGAATATATTAAGCAGATTGTATAGATAATTCTCATAAAACTCGCTTGTATTAGTGTTTATTTCAAAATTCAATATTTTTTCCATGTTATCACGGAAAGATTTGTTTATGTCAGGCGACTTTCTCACAAATTCCATAACATTCTTTTTCATTATGTTGTTCGCACGAGATAGATAATTTTTAATATCATCAAGCTCTTCGGTATCTTCCTTTTTTATATCAAAGGTGTCTAATAATGTCTCTAATTTTTGAAATAGATTATCGTCAACACTATCGGCGGTATTATATTTTTTAACTACATTTCTTAATTTTTCCACATTATTTATTATTGGGTAATTGGCATCAACAATAACAATATTTCGTTTATTAATAATCTGTAGTAAATCATCAAGCATGGCCTTGGTGTATATTTTACCATCTTGTTTCAGTAGTTCAATAATATCAGCCGTGTCTTTTGTACCATCATAATCAACTGGTTTATAGGCACATACGTTTTTCAATTCATCATCTATAGGTAATTGATTATTGAAATTACAATAATATATGAAAGCCTTGTAAATGGTTTGGTCGTTGTACCCAGATTTTATTTTAGGCAATATAATTTTTGTGTTCTCTGCGTGATACAAAATAGACGGTGAGTTTAAGTTATTGATTTTTTCAATAACATTGTTATAATTCTTGATTAAGTTATTATTTTCAGCAATAGTTTTATCTTTACCCATAAAGTATTCAATCGCATTTATGCTTTCATCGCAACAAGCACTTTCCAAAAAAGGTTCACCTGCCGAATTTGTTAACAAGGCCTCTTTAGTATTTACTACAGCTTGAATGCTTTCAATAATAGAATTACTCAAATAAATATTTTTGCCTAATAATGTTTCTAACATATTATTCTTTTTGCCTTTCTTATATGCGTCGGTTAAATCATTCTCAAATGTCTCTCCTAATGGCATACTGTTAGTTTTAGAAATTTTAATATCATTTAATGGTGGTAAAAATTGATGCCATTTTCCAACTGATACAGCCTCTGGTATAGGTTCATCTTTATTCAGTAGTAAATATTCCTTCTTTGCAGCGATTAAATCAATCACCGCACTATTTTTCAAGACATGCTTATCAATCTCTGCCTCTAAATTTTTGGCTATCTTATCGGCCGACAGTTTCATTATGGTGTTCCATGGTTTAATATTTTCTGCAGCTTTCTTTGCTACGCAGGCAATATATACAACTGTCGTTTTATCTTGGTCGCCATCTATAGGATATCCTGAAAACGACCGAACACAACCTGGAAATGTCTTTCTTGTAGACACGCTTGGAATGTTAATTTGAATAGAAACAATTAAATACGATAATGTATAATATACAAGTGCTTGATTAAACGCATCCTCGTATGAAGTAACTTTTTTAGATTTACCGTCCTTTTTCGCCGCTTTGAGCAGAGCCTTTTCATACTCTTCCTTAGTTTTCATTTCTTTTAGTTTAGTAATAACAGTGTTAATTATAAATTCGTGTTGTGGTTCTATATTAATTTCCATTTCGTCGGACATTTTGTGAATTACCCTTGTAATCATACCTTTGACCGTATCTTCGTATGTCTTATCTTTGGGTGCGTTAGTTTCATCAAATTTAATATTATACTCATTACCCATTACTGCGTTGGTATTTAATTTAAATCCCGCCTCATCGTAACCCTCGTCGCTGGAAAAATCAATGTTCTTAATAATATAACCACTATGTTTATCAACCCAATTATTATTATCATCACTAATAGTGCCTTGCTCCGCACAGATAGTATCAAGTGCCCTGATATAATTTTGTTTGCTTGTGAATGCGTTTGCTAATTTTAATAAGAATGTCGGCATCAATTTAACTCCTGTCGCATTACAATATAACCAATATACATTCTCATCGCGTATGGCGTCTCTTGTAAATTTAAGGCAGAATTTCTTAATATATTCCTGACGCTTTATAAAATCTGGAATACCTAATACCTTATCCTTCAGCCCCATATATGGAGATTCAACAATATCATATGATAGTTCCACATAATTGCTGCGAATAATATTATTGATATACCTATCCTTCTCATTTTTAATTTTATTAACATTAAGCAGGTAATTTTTAGCGTTCTCGTAGTTAAGATTGAGTTTGCCTTTGATTTCTTCAATACTTAAATTATATTTTGCCTGGAAACTATCAAGTATTTTTTCAACATCATCTTTCATATTTTTCCTGTCTAATTTATCACCATTCATACACTTGTCGCCAATTGATATACAATCTTTATTAACATCGCATAAGATTTTATTGGAGTCAATATGGAAATCATTCTTGAATTTTTCATCAAGAACCCACGCTGAATTGGTGCGAACATAAATGTAATTTTTTTTAGTCTCGTTGTCTAAAAATATGGCGTAATCACCATCAATTACTTCTCTCTTCTCTTCAACTATCGCCTTTGCTTCCCTGAGAGCATTCTGTTTTGTTAAATTCATAATATCCATAATTTTCTCGGTTAAAAACAGGAAGAATGTGTTGGTGTCCATGGTGGCTTTTTCATTTGGGTATTCATTTACCAGACTATATAATGTATTATCATATATGGCATCAACGAATAATTCCTTATTGTTATCATCCATCATATCTTCCATTAATGTATATTTCTTAGACAGGTAGTATTTTTCACAAGTATCATCATTATCCTCTGTTGGAATAGGTTCCTTTGATTTGTTCGCTTGTGTAATGAAATTATCCAGTAAATTAGATACGATTAAATCCATAATGGTCTTATTCAGCGTAGCAGTAAAGAATTTACCACTATCAATTTCTATGAAGTCATTCAGCAACTCGGATTTATCATTATATAATTTGGGGTCTATGGCGTAAGTATCGTATAACGCCTGTTTGAGGTCTTTATTAATAATATCAAAGTCAAAATTATACTTGGACTTGATTTTCTTTGGCTCTCTATTAACAATATTTATCAGTTCTCCGAGTAGGTCTTTATTGGTATTGTATTCTTTTTTGTAGTCCGCAATATTTTCGTTGAATAATTTGTTGATGAGTTGGTGGTCTTTGTTGTTTAAGGAATACATATCAATATTTAAGGCTTGTGTATCAAGAATTAATGCCTTGAAATTAACATATTTATTCGCATCCGATAAATATTTGATCGCCGAACTATTAGTTGGTATAAACGATTCCATTAAAAGGTTCAATTTCTCTTCGGCAGTTTTATTATTGGTGTCTTCAATTGAAAAACTGTTAATATTATCAAATAATTTATTGCCGTGAATAGTATCATGTGTATTTACAAATTTTTCGGTATGGGGCTCCTCTAAGATATTTTTGTTGATAACAGTATCATTATTTAGTGTTTGATAATAATTGAAGAAGTCAGTATTCAGATTGGATCTGGTATAAATACTGGTGTATCCTAAATTGATTTTAGAGAAATTAAAAACGGGTAGTGGTAATGTAATAAAGGATATTACGGTAATTTTCTCATTTGGAGTTAAATCCTTGAAATTATACGCCCGTTTGTTATTTACATAATCAGATTGTAACATTTTCATGCCCTGGTTATAAACTTCAACCGAGAACCTATTTTTATCAATTGAACGGTCCTTAACAACGAAACTATAGAAGTCATCGTATATATCGCTGATGGCGTGCATCTGCGTATTAACATCTAATTTATTGCGAGTAATACTATCGTCATTTGCCCCGGGCAAGTGAATATTTGTAGTATTATCAATTATAGATAAAAGGTTGTTGATATATGTTTTGTAGTCATTTAATTGTTCTTTGGTGCTCGTTTTGGACCATTTGTTAATTACAGAATTAATTTGATGAATGAATTCACCCATCTTAAGTGTATTAGTATGCTCTTCATCAATATCTTCAACATCTTCGGTCTCTTCATTGTAAATTAACGATTTGGCGTTATAAACAACTGGAACAAGCCAGTATAATTTTTTATTTAAATTGTATAATGTTTCCTTCAATGGTTTATAGAACTCGCCTTTGGTAGCCGGCAGACGGGGATTATTGTTATCATCAAAAACCGAATACAATTCTCTCAGTTCCTTATATCTGTTTAATTCTAAATTGACATCTGCTATTAGTGCTTCATTTCTTTCGGATGGCTTATATTTATTTAACCGAGCATCCATATAATCATTTAACTGTGTATCTAAAGTATATCTTTTTTCATTATCAGGAACATTTACATTATGGTAAAATTCTTCATAATCCTCTTCTAATTCAAAGTCATCTAATAATATTTCATTAAATTCACGGTCATCAATGGGGTTATTGAGATCGTAATCTAAATCATCATTATTATCTAAATTAAGGAATTGAGAAGGTTCATCTTCTCCATTGGGCATTTCGGGTGTTTCGCTGGATAATATATCATTCATATCTTTTACGACAATCTTCTCAATATTGTATTTTTCGGGAATGCCAGAATAAGCAAAATCAATATATATAATGTTCGGTGGGTCGGAGACGGGTAGAATAGATATTTCAATCATATCTTCTTCAGTGTTGGTGATTACACCATTTATAATTTTTGGTAAAGCACCTCCAAAAGTAATGGATATATTTTTACCGATAGTAATGTTATTTTGAATAACAAAACTGGGGCTTTCTTCCCTGTATAATAATACTATGTTGTCTATCGTATCATCCATTAATTTTCCATTTTCATCATCAATATCAAGAGTAGTTGTTAAATCGTCGTTCAACAAAATAATTTTTGTGAGGTCAATAAATTTGATGAAAAAGATTTTCTCGTTCAAAGAATTATTGGTAGGAGAAATAATGCGGACAATATCACCATATTGTAAAATAAAATTTGTATTTTCCATTATAATTATAATTATATTATATTATATTATATTTATAATAGAAAATTTGTGAAATATCTTTATTTTTATTTATTTTTATATTTTTTTAAACAAGTTAAAGATATATTTATAATTATAGTAATAACCCGTAATGACGAGTGCTAATAATATTGAAATCACAAAAGAACTGGACCTAACAGGTATTCTAAATGAAGACAACGCCGCTTTTAACCAAAAAAATTATACATACAATGACAATGAATACACAGTAATCAAATACAAAAAGGATAATCTAAAAATGCTGGCAGATGGTGAGGGTTTTGAAACAGTATCTAAATTTAGGTCGGTAATTGTGCGTGGTAATAAGGTTGTTGTGTATAGTCCTGAAAAATCGCTTTCGTTTGATAAATTTACGACAAAGTATCCCGATACAAATGACTGCTGGGCTGAAGATTTTGTAGATGGCACGATGATTAATGTATTTTATGATAATGTGAATGAAACGTGGGAGATTGCGACAAAATCTACTGTCGGTGGTAATATGGTGTTTTTCAACGATATTAAAAATTATGACCTATTTAATAACGAAACAAACGAGCAGCAAACTGGAAATATTACATTTAGGAGTATGTTTTTTGAAAGTTGTAAATTCAGCAACTTTGATTTAAACAGTCTTGATAAGCAATACTCTTATTCGTTTGTAATGCAGCATCCATTCAATCGTATTGTTACACCAGTCCAAACTCCACTTCTATATCTTGTCAAGGTATATGATATTGATAACACTAATTTCCCAGTTGTTTCTATTGTTGAAAAGAGCATCCACGAGTTTGTTATCAAGCCTCCGTGTGTATTTGCTGATACAACTATCCAGTTTATTAACAAATATCCAATCGCCACTCCATACCAAGATATTTACGACCATTTCAACAACCGCATGGCACCATTTCACTGTGTTGGAACTATTATTTATAATGTTGATGGTACAAGGACTAAAATTAGAAACATTAATTATGAGGATGTTCGTAAGCTGCGGGGTAATCAGCCAAAGCTACAGTTTAATTACTATTCTCTAAAGAAGGAAGGAAAAATCAAGGAGTTCCTGCATTACTACCCAGAACATATGATTCTTTTCAATAAATTCAAACTGGCTATGTTTGAATACACTCATCTACTACATACTAATTATGTAAATTGCTTTATTAAGAAGGAGAAGCCTCTCAAAGAGTATGAGTTCCAATACAAAAACCATATGTATGCTCTACATCAACTATATAAAAACAACCTTAAGGCGGAGGGCAAGGTAGTCGATAAGAAAGTTGTTATTAATTATGTAAATGCTCTACATCCCGCACAGCAAATGCACGCCGTAAATTATAAATTCAATTCCACCGAGAAAGATACAGTAGATACAGTAGATGCTGTTGCCGAAGACACCGATGTTGTTATGTAAGTTGTATTAACTATCCAAAAAATTCATTTTTCTATATAAAAAAAAATGAATTTTCATAAATTATTATCATCACCATAATAATTTTCTATTATATGTGGTATTGATGTATCAATATTTTTCGTTAGAGAGTTATAATTAATAATAAAGGCAGGAGTTATAATTTGGTTACTATTATTTTCGTCTTCATCATGTAGAAAGCAGATTGTATATATATTACCCATAATAGTTTATACAGTTGCGAAATATTTTTTGATTACGATAATTAACTCGATGCTCGTATTTACACAATCTTCAACCATACTAATAATTTCATCCTTTGATAGGATATTTTTAGCACCAATTTTGATGAAACTATCCTTGTCGTGTGGATGCTTTTTGAGGAATCCAACATAATTCAGTTCCTTCTTCTCCTGAAAGTATTTACTGAATAGAATATATTCAATAATCTTACCGACTGTATAATCCTCATTCTGTAATACAATAATGTATGAGTTTTCCAGAGTATCAACCGCATCACTAATTAACTCTGGCTCATTCTTAAGAGATTCCAGCGTAGTGTATAACTTTTGAATAAGAATACCAGTAGCACTATCCATAAGTTCAAAGTTAGTGTAAATACCAACTGTCTCAATTACAAAATCATAACTATCACTTTTGAATAGACGCTTGGCGTCTAATAGCATCCAATCCTTCTTAGCAAACTCAATCTCTTCGGTTGTAGCCGACTTGGCTTTAAGAGCGAGTTCCTTTGCCTCCCAAGCATCTTTAATCTTTACTGGGTCTAATGTATTACCATAAGCACAAGTGCTTACAACGTTAAATGTGCTGTCTTCGCCTGCCGTAGCAATCTTTAGAGTGGCTTCAAACTTAATTTGCTCCCGCTCACTTGTATCAGTCAGCCTTGGTCGTAGGCGGAGAATGTTAATATAGTCTCCCGTAATAGGGTCTGGTGGGAATAGTTTCTTTACTTCGTCGCTCTCCAGATAATTATTAGTTTCGGTATTTTTAACCTTGAAATCACCAGTGGTCGCATAAATGTTGGCGTTAGTGTCGTTAATAACATCTAATTCTACAACATAATTTTGATACGGGAAATCATATACATTGGTAATATGAATTGGAATACAACTTACACGCTGTTTAATCAGTTCATTATTTAGGCGAGACTTATTAACCTTAATATCAACCCTGTTTTCCTTGTATGGGGTAGTCTTAAATACGACACTTGGGATCTCCGAAAGTAGCACCCTCCTAACACCATTAGCAATACTAATATTTGTATTGCTTAATGTGAATTTCAGCACATCATTAGTTTCCTCTACGTTGCTTAGTTTTGGCTCGCCGCTCATTATATTTATACTATGTAAATTATTTATTATTTATAATATTCTTTTCAATTTTATTTAAAATACAAATTTATTTAATTGATTTATATTTTAAATAAATATTAACATAAATAAATCAGCAAAAAGATATTAATATATGGGCACCGTTTTATATTATAGCAACTTTTGTGAAAACTGTAAAAAGATAATTGGTCATTTATCTAAATCATCCATTAAAAATGATTTACATTATGTATGTATTGATAAGCGAGTCAATAAAAATAACGCAACATACGTTGTTCTTGAAAACAGTCAGGAATTATTATTACCAGACACCGTTAATAGGGTTCCTGCACTTATGATATTAAATGGCGAGTTTAAAGTTCTATTTGGTGATGATATACTTAATTATTTAAAGCCAGTAGAACAAGTTAATGTCGCCGTAGCAACAAACTTCAACGGCGAACCATCGGCATTTAATATGAATGCTGGTATGACCGACGTGCATTCCGATAATTTTAGTTTTTTAGACCAAAATGATGATGAACTTTCAGCTAAAGGAGACGGTGGTTTGCGACAATTGTATAATTATTCATCTATTAATAATAATGATAAAATAGAAACACCAGAAGAGAATTACACACCTGATAAAGTAAATGAGGACAGTCTTAAAAACTACGAGGAAGCACGAAATAACCTAAAATAATTTTTTAAGATGAATATAGTATAGTAATAGCTAATCCAACCAAAGTTATTAACATTCCAATAAAACTTTGATAATTAATTTTTTCATTAAACAATAAATAACTTGCAATTAATGTTATAATTATATTGGCATTAATAATTAAATGTGTATAACCAATATTTGGAGAAACTTTAAAAGTATATGTTATTAAAAATCTTGATGTAATTAATAAAACTGTGAATAAAAAAACTAATAAGGAATCTTTCATAGTAAAATTCTTACTAATATCAGTAATAAAATTTTTATCAAATGGAATATATAATAATATCATAAATGTAGCCAAGAAAAAAGTCAGAAAAATGATATTTTTAATTTCGCAGTTAGTACCTGATAAATACTTCATAGTAATAAACGAAATAGCGGTGATTAAGCAACATAATATAGATAATACTACCCAATCATTATACATTATATATAATGATTTATTATTAAAATGATTTATTAGTATAATTAATAATAAATCATATAAAAATTATTTATTATTTAAAGGCAAAAGCATAAACAGCACCTTCGGTGCTGCCGCCCGAAGTTTATAAGGGATTTTTAACATTTTATACAGAAAACATAACAGAAACACTTGAAAAGTTTGAGAGATTTGCGATATTTGAATAGATAGATAGGAACAATATTTATCCTATATAAATCCTTAAAAATCCCTTATAAACTTCGGGCAGCGACACCGAAGGTGTTGCTCTGGATTTATCCCATAAATCCGCCTCTCGTTTTTAATTAAAATACAAGATAATATATTTATTTTTTTAAAAATTGATTATTTAAATATAATTTTTGATATTAAACTATTAAATGGCTGCCGTATCAAAGGAAGCGGATTATTCAAACACAGTTATATATAAATTGCGTTCTAATAACCCACTTATCAAAGACTTTTATATAGGACATTCAAAAGATTTTCCAGCCAGAAAACGAAACCATAAGAGCGATTGTAATAATGAAAAGTGTGATGAATATAATTCCGACCTCTATGTATTTATTAGAGAGAATGGTGGGTATGATGATTGGCATTTTGAAATATTAGAAACGGCAAATTTAGAAGATGGAAAAGCAGCAGCAGCTCTTGAGAGATATTGGATTGAAAAACTTAAGCCGACGCTAAACAAAAATTTACCAGCACAAACTCCCAAAGAAAAAGCCGAATATAAGAGAGTATATAACCGCATTAGGCACAAAAAAAATATGGAAGACCCAGAATATAGAAAGAAAATGTATAAGACGAGTAAAAAACGGAGAGAAGACCCAGAACTTAAAAAGAAAGACGAAGCGAAGAAAAAAGAAAAAATGACTTGTATTTGTGGTGTTATTCATAGTAGGAACGGTAAATCCGAACATCTTAAAAGTCTAAAACATAAGGAATATGTAAAAAATAATCCACAAGAAACATAATGATTTATTATTAAATTGAATAATGAATTTCTTGTTTTTTTATAATACATATAAATATAATATTGCGAAATTATGTATTAAAAATAAAAATTAAATCATATTCATAAGATAATGAATAATACCGAAAACATAGAGATATCAAACCTGGTTGAATTTTCTAAAATAGTGAAGGATTTATTAAAAGACCTTGTGGTCACTTTTCCTGATAAGGTTGAAGCAATTATAAATAAAAATACCGATTTTACTAACATTATCAACCATACGTTTGATGTCGACGATGATAATTTAACACGAGACAGCGAATTAGTTATTAGTATGACTAATCTATTTGATTACTGTAAGAAAGTCTTCCCACTTAAATTTTTAGATGTTCTTTATCAAAACGAGGAAATTTTTACAGTAGATACTGAACTATGTTTCCTACCAGATATTAATTTCTCTGACCTATATTTTGATACTACAACAGTTACAACCAAAGAGACGCTATGGAAATATTTACAACTGATTCTATTTTCTATTATTACAAACGTGCACGACAAGGAGTCGCTCGGTAATAATGAGAAATTATTTGAAGCCATCAACGGTGACGAGTTCAAAGACAAACTTCAAGAGACTGTTAAGAGCATGGAGAGCCTGTTTTCCTCAAAAACCACAGCCGAGGGTGCGGACGCATCAAACTCTAATCCATTTGAGAATTTATTTGGGTCTATGAATATGGATTCCTCCAATGTTGATAATCTTCCTAACACTGATGATATACACGACCACATTAATAAATTAATTAATGGAAAATTAGGTAATCTGGCGAAAGAATTAGCAGAAGAAACAACAAAAGATCTCGGTATTGATATGGAAAATATTACAGGTGTAGATGATGTATTCAAAAACCTATTCAAAGACCCTACAAAGTTAATGGGTATTGTTAATAAGATTAGTGGGAAACTGGATTCTAAAATGAAAGACGGGTCGCTTAAAGAGAGTGAGATTTTAGAGGAGGCGTCTGATATATTCAAAAATATGCAGTCTATGCCTGGTATGGGTAGTTTTCAGGATATGTTTAAGTCTATGAATATGGACCAATTCATGCCAAAGGGTGGTGGTAAGATGAATAATAACGCATTCCAAAATATGATGGACCAAAATATTAAATCCAGTAGGACTAAGGAGAGAATGCGTAAAAAGGCAGAGGATAATAAGACTAAGGCAGCCGCTTCTAAACCTTCTGGTGCTGATAATACCGAGGCAGCACCAAATCTAACCGACATCAACGATAATTTAGCCGCACTAATGGAGCAGATGAAGAGCAACCCAGATATGTTTGCTAATGCTATGAATAAACCCGCTGCTCCTACTGCGGTTGGCTCTGGAGAGCGTAAATCTACCAATAACAAAAAGAAGGGCAAGGGTAAAGGTAAGAAGTAAATTTATTGTTAGACAAAATTAAAATTGAAATATATTTATCAAAATATAAAATAGGTATTACAAACCAATCATAAACAAAAACAACACAAAAATGGATTCCCTACAGAAACGCATTGAAGATTTAGAGAAGCAGATTTCCAATATAATTACAAATAAGTATATTGAAAATTTAAAGACCGACGGCTTTGTCGTCATCCCAAGTGTTTTAACAAGCGAAGAAGTTGATATCGCAAAAGAGATGTTTTACAAGTGGCAAGCATCCGTTCCCGACCACGACAAGCAGCACAACACAATTGACCCACACGGCATTTACAAGTTTCACGAGGCAGGTCACCAAGAACACGCTTGGTATTTAAGGACACGCAAAAGCATTATTGATATCTTCAAGCAAATTTGGGATACAGACGAGTTAAATGTATCGTTTGACGGCTCGTGTTTTATCCCGCAGAACTGCGTGAAGAAAGACAAGTGCTGGACTCACACCGACCAAGCCCCTAACTCAGTAGGAGTCCATTGCTACCAAAGTTTTGTGAGCCTTACCAAAAATTCAGAGAGAACACTTGTCCTCTACAAGCACTCACACGATCTACACCAAGACTATTTCAAGAGCCGGAACATCACTGGAGCCAAAAACTGGCAACTCATCGACCCTACATATTTAGAACAAATCAAAGGCGAGAGAACTGTAATGGACGTCAATCCAGGTGACTTGGTTATTTGGGATTCCCGCACATTCCATCAAAACCAGTACGGCAAAGCCAATTCAGAAGAGAGAATCGTCCAGTATCTGTGCTACTTGCCGAAATCTCACCCCAAAAACACCAAGACCCAAGTTGAGAAGCGTCGCAAATATTTCAACGAACTGCGAACCACATCCCACTGGCCTTGTCCTATTAGCGTAAACGGACTACAGCCCCAGACCTATGGCGATTCCTCTAAGTTGATTGATTATAGTAAGTTGGTAAAACCAGATTTGGAGAAATACATGGATTTGATTCAAACATTAATTTAAAGTGAAATTAATTAATAAAAATAATTATGGATATATATATAAATGGATACAGATAATACTAAAGAAGAACATAATACTAAATTTTGGATACACAATCCATACGTGTTATTAAATAAAGATACTGTCTTTGATTTATGGCCTATGGCTCATATGACGAGAGAAGAAAAATTAAATGCTATTAGTAAGTTTGTTATTTATTCTACTGGTTTTGGTTTTTTTTTCTCGGGCAATATTAAACTTTTATTTACAGGTATTATTACTTTAGTAATGTTAATTGCGACTTATTATATTTTAAATAAAAAGAGCAACAATAAACTGAAAGAGGCTTTTGGTGATATTCAAATGTATGAAAAGTATAAACATAATTATACCAATCCCGAAACCATTAACCCACTTATGAATATACAATTGCCCGAAATACAGGCGAACCCAAATAGACCTCCCGCCGCTCCTGCTTATAATAAGGCAGTTGAAGAACAAATTAATAATTCTACCAAAGATTTTATTAAACAAAATTTCAACGACCAAAGTATAGATGAAAAATTATTTAATGATTTAGGAGATAAATTTGAATTTGAACAATCTATGAGACAATTCCATACTACCGCTAACACCAGCGTACCCAATAACCAGAAAGATTTCGCCAAATTCTGCTATGGTAATATGGCGTCATGTAAAGACGGTGAGGTAAATAAAATATTACAAGGCGATATCAAGGGTTCTATGTAATTATTTGAATATTTCAAATATCTTAATTATTAATTGGATATAATATTAAATATAATATTATATTAAATTACTATATATGTCGGCTACAACTACTTATCCTTACACGTTTGAATCGTCTTCGAGAATCGGGAATGATAATGTTGCTATTGATCAGAGAAATATTCAAAATATGAATAACGCCAATCACAGACTGGAGAATTTTTACCCACATTGCCCCATGAACACCGCTATTGAGTTCGCCACCAAGCAGCCCCAGGTATTCTACAAGGGTGGTCACGAGGGTGGTATCAAAGGCTGTGAGATGGATGCTAATAACGAATTAAAATACACTCACATCACCAAGCCCGCTTGTAAATTATCGCTGGTAGCGAGACCATATTTAACTGTCCCATATTTAGGAAGAGGTATGGGCGACAGCGACACCGAGTTTATGTTAAGGTCGGGAGAGAACGCACTCAATAAGAAGACCGTCAATCCATTAATGGAGAATGATTTCACAGGACACAAGAACTACCCTCTTATTGACCCTATCCAGAAAACAATTACCAACCCTGCGTATTTAATTGAGGAGGATGCGATGAACGGCTGGAACCGTGCTGGTGTTAGTGCGCGTAATTACGCGAGGGATAATGCTAAAAAGTAGATAATCTCTCTATCTCAAATTATTATATTATAAAAAAACTAATATAATAATAACCAAACTAATTATTATAATATGGACGACATAGATTATGATATTAGTTTTATATGTACTTATAACTTAATTGAAGACGACCAAGAGTCTATTATTTGTTATCAGGCACAATTACTACAGGCACTCAAGCAAACCGTATATGATGATGATAAAATTAGTGTTATTACTGGAAAAATTTATGACCTCTTAAAAGATAATAAGGAAATACAAGAAATTTTAAATATTCTCTCCGAAAAGTTAGTGATCTTCCAATTTTTCAAGTCTAATAATAAAGAATTAGATAATACATTTGTATTTCCTATGTTATTTTCGTTTGAGTACTTTCATCTGTTTCATAAATTACTTTCAAACTATATTAGCAATAAATCTCTCCAGGAAAATCATTTTTCTCAAATAAAACAATTAATATGCGACAATTAAAATATTAAAAATATGTTTTATATATAATAAAAATGGCTAGTACAAGAAATCGTAATACTCAACTGGATTACAATATTGAAAATAATAAAAATAGCGATTATTTAGAGCGTAATTTATATATTCATTCTGCTGCGGGTCGTCCCACCACAGTGTGTTTTCCTGAAATTGGATATATACCAAGTCATATGGCTCACCAAACTCTCTCCAATAATGGTATAGATATTGAATCATCATTAAGAGGAATTGGTGCGTCTAATTTAGTAGATGCCGTAGAGCCAGTAAATCCCAGTATTAGACAAGTAGAGTTTAAGCCTTGGTTTGAACGCCCCCAAGCGGTCATTATGCCTTACCCATTAGTATTTGATGAGAGGCAGCGACCAACATTAGGTTAAATTAAATATTTTTTATTTTTAAAAAAAACTATTTAATTTTTATATAATTTTAATTTCACTTCGCTTTTTTGCGAGTAGGTTTGGATTTTTTGACTGCCTTTTTTGCTTTCTTGCTATTAGGTTTGGATTTTATGACTGCTTTTTTTGTTTTAAGAATGGGATTTTTCTTGGTTCGTCGCTTGTGTTTTTTGCCTCCGCCTTCTCTTGTGCGAGGGACCTTGGCGGTTTTTTCAGTTTCAGTTTCATTTCTATCTCTTTTGAGTCT